TCTGGGGAAATTCCTAAAGGTGAATTCCTCTTTATCAGTTGAGCTAAAGCCACGGCCCCTTTGCCCCCAATAAAGAGACCAGTATCTATACCAGCGCTTATTAAGGCTTCTTTTGTTGCGTTACCGTAGTCTACTTCCTTACCCTGAAGAACATCTTCAGCCGCTTCAGCACCAAAAGTACCTGCTGCTCCTCCTGCGATAGACCCAAAAAGAGCACCCCAAGGGCCTGACAGCGCCCCTAATTTAGCGCCCCCATAAGCCCCCGCAAGTCCTGCAGGAATGTCTAGGTTTTCTAAGCTAAAGTCTTGTATTTTTTCAGCAGTTGTTTTACCTCCGGGAGTTTGGTTCATGCTATTAATAAGACCAGCGCTCATTGCTTTATCAAGGATAACTTCTCTGGAAGTTCCCACAGGAACGCCTTCAAGAACATTACCGTTAGCAAACTCTATGTCAATCAATTCTTGTTCTGCCATGTTAGTTTCCTATTACTGTATCTCGCTAAAGCTTACTCGTTTGTTGCCCGTTTGTGTTGACGTTCCTGAACCATCAGTGACGTATAAACCGTCTACAAACTTAATGTAATTTTCCCTTGTCGTTTCGGGCTGCGTTATGTAAAAAATAGATGCTCTTTCTCTTTCAAGTCTTTGTTTCATACGATTAAGAATAGCGGTATTAACTGCCTCTGTGTTTTCTAGATCAGGAATCAACTGCTCAAGGTAGTTACGCTCACCTTCTGTTGGGTTAGCACCAAAAGCTTTAATACGGTTTACTAAAAGTTCTTTTGCTAAATTATTAAACACACCGGCATCTTCTGTCTGCACACCTAAGACTTTTTCTACCCTGTCTTGCATAGCCGTTAAACTACCGCCTTGTTCAAGTTCTTCTACAATTTCTAGCAAGGTGTTAACATCGTTAAGACTTTCTCGTACCACAGGGAAGCGCTGCATTGATTTGTCTCGCACGTCTTCAAAGTTTTCAACTTCTCTTATGCCTTTTGCCTCTAAGACGTTTATTTGCGCCTTACCCTTCGCTTCTTGAAGAACTCTACCTGATTTGTCTGTACCTGATTCAGTGTAAGCGCCGCCTAAGAAAGACGTCTTGTTCGCCGTACCGTCTTCTAACACAGCACGAAAGTCTGTTTCGTGCCCTATCGGTTCATAATTAATTTTAATGTCGTCAACGCCCGGACCTGTCCTTACTTCAGTTACGTTGTAAGCCAAATTCCTAGAGTCTCTTATTTTACCTACTGTAGCATAGCCGGGTTTGCCTGTAACGCTCGCTTTTGTCTTAGCTCTTTCAATTGTAGTCCCACGTTCTTCAGCCAAAATTTTCATGGCTTCATTCTGAGAGACTTTATGTTTGTCAGCAACATTTAAAAAACCTTGGAGTTTACCGGGGTCTTGTGGATCAAAAAGATCCATTTGTGCCATAGCACGAAGACGACCACGACCTTTTTCACGCAGAGGTTCGTTAAGCTGATCTGCTGCTGTTCTTCCTTGTGTTAGTCCTTCTAAAGTTCCTCCAGAAGCTAAATAATCTTGAGCATATTCAGGAGTAACACCTTCTGGGGTGCTTGCCTGAGTCAACAAACCACTAACTCTTTCTCTTTGATCCATCTGTACATTTGCTTTTTGTGCTGCTTGAGCAAACTGCTGTGACTCTTTAGTGTAACCTAAAGCAGCCAACTGTTGTGCAACACGAGACAAGTTAACAGGATCATTCTGAGCCATTGCGGCTTGACCTAGTTTCATAATCTCGTTAAACTTATCTGTCTTTTGTTTTTCTCTACGTTGTGCCGGTATTCCACCAAGGGCAGAACCTAGCTCAAACATGCCTCCACCAAAGGACGGTTGTGCTAGTCCTTGGAGTACTGTTGATGATATTTGTGGCATTTTTATTCTCCCTTGTTAGATAGCAAAGAGGCCCTTAGCTGCTTGAGTAACAACACCAGAGCCTAAGTTTCCATACAAACCCGCTTGACCTTGTGCAGCAGCAAGCAATGCGTTAATAGCTGAAGCATAAGTTTCACCGTAAGTCTGTGCTTGTTCAGACACCGACTGACGCTGACGTTCTGCTGTAGTCATTCCCGGCTGTAACGCAGCTAACAACTGACCTTGTGGCAAGTAAGAAGCCTCTAGCATACCTGAGCCAAGTCGTTGTTGTCGATCTTGGTCTGCTCTTGCAAACTCCATTGCACGTAAGATGTCTGCAGACTCTCCCTGTTGCTGTGCTTTAGCCATCGCAAGTTGTTCTGGAGTACCACCAAACATGCTCGTGCGTGTGCCCAAGCGTCCTTGTGCTGCTAGACGTTGCTCTAGGTCTGCTCTAGCTTGTTCTTCTGCTGGCGCACGAAGTTCACGCATTCGGTTAAGCACGTTCTCCTCTAGTTCTGCAGAAGGTGTTGCAGCCTGACCGTAAAAACTTTGAGCTTGTTGTAGAAGCTGTTGTTGCAGAGCTTGCTCTTCAGGAGACAACGAAAGGTTGTACTGCATCTGACCTGTAGTAGGGTCAGTAGCCATGCCGAATTGACCACCAGTGGCTGAAGTGACTGTGTACGGCTGGAACTCCAGCATTCCTGATAATTCACCAGCAAGGCCCGGAGTAAACTCCCCTGTTTCAGGATCAGTGTACCCTTCTCCAAAGCGTTCAAAAGCTTCTTGCCCGGTTGCGCCTAGTTTATCGTATGCTTCTTTTAATAAAGCAGCGCCACCGCCTAAACCTAAAAGTTCTGCTAAAAAATCTGGCATTAGTATGTACCCCCGTCAATAGTTCCTGTTGACAGCGTACCGTTAAATGTCAATGCAGGTATTGTTACTGTCCCTGTGAATGTTGGTGATGCTGTGTCTGCCTTCGTAGCAATAGCTGTAGAGATAGCGTCAAACTCCGTCTCAAACTCAGCGCCTTTTATGATTTTACCGCTGTCTCCAGAAGGTAGACTGTCCTTAGCGGCAAAGTCAGTAGTTTTACTGTAGTTGCTCATAGTACTTTACCCTTTAAAACTAATACGTTAATTTCTTGAAGAGACAATGCAAAACCATTAATGTCTGCCTCCAGACCTATGTTGATAACTCCGCCACCGCCTGTAGCGTTGACTGCTCTACGTGACGTTAGTTCACCACCGGTAAACTCCCCCACGTTAAACTCGCCCTCGTTGTAGAAAGCAGGTTGTTGGTTTCCTACAGTAAACTCTGCAGTTCTGTAGAACGTGTCGAAGTCATAGGCCCACTTAAGAAACACCGTAGCACTATTAGCGCCTACCAGTGTTGGCCTGATCTTCTTGACCCTTTTTAGCATCGACGGGTCACCAAAAGTCAACCCCGGACTGTAGTACTTAAACCTGTACTTTGTTCCGTTGTCGCTGTAACCCGTGTATTCGCTAATACCTTCTGTAGTGCCTATGTACAACTTACCGTTCTCAAGCCTACCATAGGACGTAAAGCTAGTGCCGGGCCAACGAGTAACACGATAAGAGCCGTTTTCTAGTGTACCCCTTACGTCAAAACAATAGGTTACGTCCTGACCTACAAAAGTTAATAAATAAAAACCTTCTTCTGGGCTGTAAACAGTCCTATAAAAAGAAACTTCGTTTTGCAACAGATTTATAATGTCTTTAGTAATGCTGTTAGACAAGTTAGCCATGGGCATTGACTTTTCTTGTATAGTACGACCAAAGCTCTTTAGCCCTGTGTGTGACAAAAACAACACGTCAGTACCTGTGTGCTGTACAGTGTCACGGTCAACGCAACCGACCCCTGCTACGGTATCTGCTAATGCCATTGTAGCTGGTGCTTCAGCACCTTCATAAACAACAATACTGTGTTTACCAAAAATAACCAAAGCACCGTTGTGTGCTGCCAGCGCTACAATCTCGTCATGACCATCAGGCCATACTTTAGAAATGTCAATAGAACCACTAGTACCGCCAGACCAGTCATGACCTATCAAAAGGTCAGTCCAATAGATAGTAGACTTATTAGTACCAAAGTCAGCCGTCCAGAGCCTCCCATAGGCTGCTAGGACTTCGTTACCGTACATAGCACTAGTAACACCTGCTGCACCAGAAACGCTACTGAGCGTGACTACAGAGCCTCCTGCGTTGTCATAAACAAGAGGTTGGAAGCTACGTTGAAAGAAATATATCTTGTCGTTGAAATTAACCATCTTCCAGTTGTCAGAGGTAATTGTATAACTACCGGGAGTTTCGTCGGCTAAGGTTGTAGTACCACTTAAGATTTTATTGTTACCAACAGAAAAAACCTTGGTATTTCCGGCGTCGTCTTTAAACTCTTTAAGTGCTCTGAGGGCGGCTGTTCCTAGTGCAGTCTTGTTTGTTGTAACAACGTCATGACCCTTACGTGCGGCAATGCGCCCACGCTTGTCGATTACGGCGTTATCTGCAATCTCTGCAAACGAAGGGTCTTGCTGCAACGGAGAATCTTCTGTATTGATTCCCTTAAACGCTGGTGCAACAAGATTGATACTGTTAAGTTGTTGTGCCATAGTTTACCTCAAGGGGTGTAGAAGATTACTTCTTCTGGATGCTTCTGAGCGTCTAAAGCAATAGCATCAGACATATAGTTTTCAGCAATCTTAAAGTACTCAGCAGCAGACGTACCGCCAGTTTCTCCACGTTCACGAGCCAACAAAGCAATAGCTAAGTGCAACACGGGCATGTTAGGTATTGTAAGCCGGTCGTCGTTAGCAGACAAGTCACCTGTTCTTTTTACACAGTTAAAACGAATGGTGTACTCTTTATCAGGAATTGGATAAATGTCAATCTGAGTGTCACCATCGCTGTCAACACCGTTGTACGTGTAGTACTTAGGGGCACTCTTGCGAGCATCAGAAATCAAGTAAGCTTCATCAAAGAATGTTGCCGTTTGGTACTCCATAAACAAGTTAGCAGTGTCGTTAATGACGTTTAGGGCTTTAATCCTGTTTTGACTACCAGTTAGTACGTAGTTAAAAACATCAGCAGTCGTTGTAATTGTTAATGTAGTACGCAACGCCGACCAGTCCCAAGAGTCCTCTACAATTCTCTTAGCGTCATTTACAAAATCCCCTACCATTTTACTATAGGTGCTTTCTTGCACAGACGTTACTTCGTCTTCACGCATCCTACGTAGTACATTGTTTACTATATTTAAATAGGTCATTTAAAAGTCCTTGGTAATTAAGAGAAAAGACCTTTTGGCTTATCTTCTTGTATTAGCGAGCTTTTGATTTCATTTTCAACAAACTGGTTTAAAACATCTATTGCTCTTGTTGGTGCTCTGTACTCTACAGCAGCAAACGGTTGTCGTTGCCAGTCTGGAACTCCAGTAAGCATTCCTCCGCTTCCACCACCGCCTCCGCCGCCACCACCGCCACTGGAGCCTCCTTCTTCAGGCTCTGGTTCAGGCTCAGGTTCTGGCTCTGGTTCAGGCTCTGGTGCTGGTGCTGGCTCTGGTTCTGGGGCTATGCTTATTGGTAAACCACAGTTTCCTTCTTCGTGATCCATTGGCCTAGAACCGTCCGCACACTCAGTACATAGAGGATAGTCAGAAGCACCATTAGGACATGTATTTTCAACACTGTCTGCAAGACACAAGCCAGTCTCAATGTCTATAGTAAACCCTTCTTTACAAGGACCACAACTACCGTCCTCTGCTACAGTTGCATTAGGGTCGTTACATTCTTCAACCGAAGGGGTAGTAGTAGTTCCTCCTATAGGAATACATGTTCCGTTTTCGTCTATTTCACCGTCAACGTCGCCTACTTTACAAGGGTCTCCCGGCTGTAGCTCAGGTTCTGGCTCAGGTTCTGGTTCTGGCTCAGGTTCTGGTTCTGGCTCAGGCTCGGGCTCTGGCTCAGGTTCTGGCTCAGGTTCTGGTAAAACTACGTTTGGAAAACAAATGCCGTCCCTAACAGTCCCTGCTTCACCATTAGCGGCTTCACACGGGTCTCCTTCATTTGGACCAGTATCAGTAGGGGTACTGTCATCTGTAAGGTTTAAACGACCGTCGTCATCGTCAAGTTCAGG